TCAAATGCCTTAAACGAACTAGGAAGGGGTTCCCCTCCGATAGAGGCTCGTCCTACTGAACGTACTAGAGTTCTCATCGGCTCCCTTTCTAGTTAGTTTAAAATGGAAATGGTTCTTGTTCTAGTTGACTGGCTTGCATTGGTCCGCGCCCTGAGGCATCGGACAGACCCACATTGCGTAAGGATTTCCCGTCTTGCTGGAGATTCCCGACTTGTACTTCCGTGGGCCGTGCTGACAAGTTGGTCCACCCTGTACTGGAGCCGCTGCCGAAGCGGACGGAGCCTGAGCCTGGGGCGGTAGTGAGTAAGGCGGAGGCGTTGTGCTTGTAGTGGAAGCGGTAGTCGACAGGGGGGCTAGGGTACCTGCTGACGCTAGCATCCGCTGTGTTGCGTGAATCTGTGTTGCGTAATCTCCGATACCTTCTAAGAGAACACTTAACTCATCCGCGCTGTTAGCACGAATGTTGATTAGGTCTCCAGTAGGTAACTTATAGTTGACCTGTAACTTCCAGTCTTCAGCCATATTATTTATCCTTCTTGATAGAGAATTGACAGTACTCGGTTAGACCGCACATATACTGGCAACTGTTTGTGTTGGGCAAGAATAGCGCAGCCTTACGTGATTTGTCAAATGTTTCGATAAGGTACTCCATCTTCTCCCGAGTGTACTCAGATAGGTCTACCATCTCAGAAATGTTATTCCCGCGAGACATATAGTACGTACCCCATTTGACGTCGATACCAAAGGTTTCTTGAATACCTAGTCGGTAAAAAGCAAGTTGTAAGTTGCTGGTGGGCGTAGACTGTGAGGTCTTGAGGTCGACAATAACCAGTTCGCCATTGACCTCAAAGACGCGGTCGATAATCATCTTGACGGCTACGTCCTTGATGACTGGGGTAAGGGCTAGTTCTATGCCTGGGTTGCCATCTGGTGCTGACCAGATTTTCCAGGAAGGGTTAGCCTTACGCCAGTTGATGTAACCATCGACCCACATAGGACCTTTGGTATTCCAGAAGACAACGTCTTCCTTGTTAGGGTTAGCCTTGGTCTCACGACCGCCAACGCGTGCGTTGGTTAGGTCGGTGTCACCCTTAGATGATAGCCAAGCGTCTTCCCATAGTTTTTGGGCTATCACATATTCTCCTTGTCATAGTTTTCACAGGCAAGGTGAAAGGCTGAGCCTCCGACTGACCAGACAGATGGGGACTCCTGCTTGTTGAGCAGTCGCCCGAGATAGTACTGGTACCCACACGTAAGGTAGGTTGTGAACGCAGAGTAGGATATATGCTCTGGTAGAGTATATTCTTCTAGTTTGATTGACATACAGACAGTATAGGCCTACAGTTGGTGATTTGTCAATTATTTAAAGATTTGACTTTTAGCAAAAAGCCTGTATACTTAGTTATGTAAGTAATTATATATAATATAAAGGCCTTCGGCCTTATATAATATATAGATAATATAATACATTATACACACTAGGAGAAATATGTCAAACTTTACGGAGACGTTCGTAGCATCGCTTGCTGGTATCACAGTATTTTACCTACTGGAGGCGCTGTATTACGAAGTCAAGGCTCGTATCAATGGAAACAATTTCATCAAGTTCGTCGAAGACCTAGAAGACGAACATTGGGATAAATAACCCTTAGAAACGACAAAAGACCCCCTCGCCCTAGTATAATCACTAAGGTAAGGGGGTTTCTTGTCTCTATGGGGCTGCTAAGGCCCTATATGAGGGTAATTACTTGGTCTTGCCGAACTCTGGAGCCTTGGGGTCTAGGGCTTTCCAGATTGGCGCTATCACAGAGGTGATGAAAGCGTATGCTAGTACCTTTGGGTCTGTCACACCAGACATATACATAGCAAGGATTGTTGGGACTGCCGCACGTGCGTAAGTTGTAGCAACTGCGATGACTTTATCTTTGTTCATTTTGTCTCCTTCTTTGGCAATGGTTTTACCGCTGCCTTTACTTTGTTGACTGTGCTTGCTTTACCCAACCAAGGGAACCAAGGAGAAGTGTCATTTCCGCAGTTATCCTCGATTGAAATGTGGACGTGCTTGTTATGCTGATTAGAACCCGTATAACGAAGTTCTCCTTTTTCGGCACTCCAAATAAGTCCCTTAAAAATTAAATACTTTACACGCTTGTCAGCCTGGAGTTTCATATAGACTTCGTGACCGTCGATACCGTTAGCGGAGTCGTGGGTAAGGTCTACCGCATAGCCAGTATTGTGGTCTGAGTTAGGACTCTGTGTTATATGAGCAGCAGAAGGAAGAAGCCCATCTGATGCCTTGTTGCGAGTTGGACGCAGAGCCGTTGCTTGACGCAGAACAGCAATTGCAGCAGGTGTGGCTTTCTTGGCTACAGGTTTCATTCATCACTTGCCTTTCTGGATAAGAATCTGATATAGGATTTCTACTTTTTCTTCGAGTCTAATGACCGAATCTTTAAGGCTTGAGCCTGAATTGGGCTTAAGTTCATATAGGTAATGCTTGACTAGCCAGCGAACTGAACCCGCAAATGCAGAGACTATTGCTATTACAGATACGATTAGTCCAGCCCAATTTGCTGTGGTCATTACATTGCACTCCTAGAGTTATACGGTACGGATAGTTATGTTTATTACGCCACCAAAGCCATCAAAGCGCCTATCTGGTGGGGTCATACGGGTGAATGTTATCTGTTCGATAACTGCCTGACGGGACTCGCCTGTGGTTAAGTCCTGCCAAGTTAGCACGTCGCCATCTTCTTCGATGTCTTCAAGTGCAAGAATTTTCTCAAAGGCTTTGCCTTCGTAGCCAATCATTGAGTTGTATCTATCTGTTTCTAAGTCGAAGCAGTAAACAGGGAACTGGATTATGCGCTGACGCGGGGTAGCAATGGTGGCCTTAGCCTGATAACCCTTAAAGGTTGGACCCTTGGTGGCATCTGTACCGTCGCGGTATATAATAAATTTATAGGCTACATATTCTTGAGCCGTAGCGGGAGATGACGTACCCACCTCAATTGATGGAATCGATGAGTCATATGAGATGTGGTCGTACTCTACGCCATTTTTATCTACAGTCTCAAGAGTCATCGAGCCGTATACAAAGTCACCGCGTCCAAGTAAACGCTTGAAGTTTTTAGGCTCAAGGGTTCCATAACGAATATTACCCGTAGTTAGATACCCGCTGGTGGTTAAAGTTGTTGCTGATTGAACAGCAATACCATTGCTTCCAGATGTGGTAAAGGCTAGTTGGTTACTGTTGCCGATAAAGTCTACGCTAGTAGCATATCCAGAAACCCCATCAAGGTAGGCATCTGTTGCGTAAGCAAACCGAAGATTTTCTAACTCATTTGCTAGGTTAATTCTGTATAGACCAGGATATCCATCAATGCTTCCTGTTACCCATACGTATGTATCTCTAAACGCAAAGTCTAGGCCAGTATTTTCTGCTTCAATGATAAGCGGACCGTAGATTATATCTCCATTGGTATCTGATATTGATGCTACTCGGATGCCTTTATTAGTACCAATTACAAGATAGCCCAAGTAGGATTCAATTTTATTTACATACTCACCAATAGGAAGTTGCGCTGCAATTACTCCTGATGTGAGTACAGGCATAGAACCATTTGATGCTAAAGTAAACTTATAAATTGCTGAGGTTGTTCCAGCGTAACCAGCAGCGTAGATAGCAGAGCCACCCTCAGATATAGATGTCCATTCCCAACCAGAGTTAGGGTGAGTGTATGTAGGTGTGGCAGGTAATGTGTGGTGAGTACCCTTAGCGCCAGTCAATTCATAAATAGATGTACCAATACCAGCAACAAGGCGTTGTTTAACCCAACCTAGTACTATTTTTTCGCTACCAGTATCGTAGTAACGAGAATAGCCAGCAGTTGGGGTAGATATCGGACCTGTGTAGATATGGTCATTATCAGCAATAAATAAGTTGGTTCCATCTGTTGCAACAGCAAGGATAGCAGTATCTAATGGTTGTGCTATACTAGTTACGTCTGTATAGGTAACAGCGGTTCCACTAGCAGTATAATTGTTAATAGTTGTACCCGACGGTGTCCAGGCAATAATTTTATTAGTTGAACCGTCAACAGCAGAAATAAGTTTATAGGTGCCGCTATTTACTCCAGTCATATTGGCTGTTTCTTTAAGAAGAGTCGCTTGCCCTTTAGTCCAGACGTCGACACCCCTGCTATCAGCAAAGCGATAGTGTCCATTCTCATCCGTAGTTGCTGGGTCATAGAACTTAATGCCAGTACCAGAGTGGAAGGATGCCTGACTTCTAATCCACCAACCAGTTAGAGATTGCTCTCCTGGCTCAGATGAATTATCAAATTGCTCCTTGCGATAGGTGGCAGTTTGACGCGTGTATGGGCGTGTGTCATTAATTGCATAGAAAAAAGGAAGACCACCAATTGCTACGTCGTAAGACATATCGGTGTTCTGCCATATAGCAGTAGACGCGTTAACGCCAATCTCTGTTATACCTCTAGCAATAGGCGTTCCGTCGCTTGCTAACGCCCAGACATTGCCATCACCCTCGGTTATATCTCTACCTGCCAAGGTACACCTCCACTATTAGAAAAATTAGTTGAGCAGTTTTAATCCATACTCAGGGATAAGTAATTAGGCTATTTTCTTAATTAGAAGATGCTGTTCTGTCTGGTTAACTACAGCGTATTGACCATTGATTGCAGCCAAGAAAGCATTCATACCAGGAGCAGAGTTCCAGTTTTCTTCTAGTACACAGAAATCCATATCATCGCGGACCAACAAGCCGTTTGGCTTAAGTGTTTGCCACGCAGCCATAGCATCTGCATAGACACCATCTTCTGACTTGTCACCATCTAGATAAATAAAGTCATATGACTCTGAGTTCTGAGCAAAAAATGTAGCACTAGGCATTTTATGCTTAATGATGTTAGTGTAGTCTTTTACCTTATCATCATAGACTGCCTCGGTATCTGCAAACCAATCGTGTGATGCTTGAGTTGCACTAGCGTCTAGTTCCCATCGCTCAACATCGGTTAGGGTGCAACCCTGACCAGTAAGTAGGTTATCAAGAAGCCATACGCTACCGTCACCAGTAAAGACTCCAATTTGCAGGAATTTAAGATTTTCTTTGCCCTTAAAGTCTTGAAGATGTTGAGTAAAATAATCTTCTGATTTATGGTTAAACCAATTTGGATAGTCAATCATTAGATTGTCACCGTTCCACTTCCTGCTGTAAAGCGATAAACACGATAGCCTGCGCGACTTGGCTGTGTGTAGGTTAATGTACCAGGGATTGTTGTAAGCGCAGGGGCTGAATCTGGATATGCAATAATTACAACTCCACTACCACCTGTCAATGGAGTACCACCAGAACCAGAACCAGCGCCAGCGCCAGCGCCAGTATTTGATGATGCAACAGTGCCACGAGAAGTTCCACCTAAGCCTGCTGAACCAGAACTTGTGTATTGGCCACCAGCACCGCCGCCTGCGTAGTAAGTTGATGTTCCAGTAATGCTAGATGCAACTCCATTTCCAGAACTCCAACCTGACGCATTACCACCTGCTCCACCACCACCACCTGATGAACCGTAAGTAGGGTTAGGACTTGGTGTATTACCACCATTACCACCATCAGTACCAGTACCACCATTATAAACTGTACTGTTTCCTACTGAGTAACCACCACCACCAGATGCACCGCTAAAACCGTCACCAGCATCGGTGCGCCCACGCGCACCACCAGTAGCAGTAATAGTTGTTGAAGCATAAGTAAATGTAGATGAACTACCATCAGTATTTGTGGCAGTTTGCGCAGCAACGTTAACAGTAAATGAAGCACCAATAGCAGTGTTAGATAAAGTAGTAGAAGTTTTTACCGCACCACCACCGCCACCTGATGCAAAGGTTCCACCACTAGCACCACCAGCGCCAACAACTAGGTATTCATAATTGAATGGATAAGGAGTGGCAGGCATAGTGTATGAAACTACGGCACCAGTACCGTATGCTCCAGATGAGTTTTTAAATGCAATAATAAAATTGTTTACCGCATTAGGCGTAGTGTTTGCTTCGGTAACAGTAACTGTTGCACCTGATGTCGTAGAACTAAAGTCAAGAATAGCACCAGTTGTTGTAAGAAGATGAGCGCTTACTGCACCTGTTGGCACGGTTCCCCAAGTTCCAGTCATAACTCCACTTGTGCCAAGAGACAATGCGCCACTTGTAGGAGCAGCCAGTTGGATTACAGAAATAGGTGTTATCTCAATACCAAATGGGTATGTGAGGCTACCAGGAATTGTAATTTGAGTAACAGCAATAGGCAATGAAATAAAGCCTGAACCACCACGAATAGTGCCAGTAAAATTATGTCCTGCTGCACTCTTTAAAGTAATTGTCATTGTCTGGGTTGTATCTGTTTTAATAAGATAAGTTCCAGCAGCCAATGTACTAGATAAATCAAATGTGCCAGCAACGCCAGCAGTCCATCCCGTAGGGGTTACTGCAGCAGATGATGGGATAGGAAATACATTAATAGCCATTAGGAAATCTCCACTCCGCTGATGTGAAAGTCTACAGTTACTGCAGATGCTAAAGCCTTGATGGTCTTTGTTGTAGCAAGAACTTGCTTTAGGTCAATATATACTGTTGAGTTTGCTGCAAGTGCAGTATCCTTATGCAACTCAATATCATCTAACAAGATGGTAAATGTGGCAGCAGATGCTGCGTTGTTGCATACAGCGATATTAGTTACAACCGTAGTGGTTGATGCTGGTACTGTGTATAGGGTTGTGCTTGATGTTGCTGCTGCTGTACGAGACAGAGCCTTTGATGTTGTAGCCATTAGTTACTACCTTTTCTGTTAGATTGCGCCCATAAGAGCGAGTATATAGTTGTCGTCAATTGCGCTTACATTTACTGCAGCCCAAGAAGAAGTTGTTCCATCTGTGGTTAGATACTTACCTGAGTTACCAGTCTGGCTGGGTACTACATATTGAGTAGAGTCCGTAGCCACAAGAGTCTTGCTTGATGGGATTGTTGTTCCATTGATAGATGTAGCAGTAGCCACACCAAGAACAGGAGTAATAAGTGTTGGAGTGTTATCCATTACAAACTTAGTACCAGTACCAGTCTGCGATGCAATGGAAGTTGCAGAACCAACAGACGTAATTGGACCAGTTAGATTGCTAGGAGCAAGAACTACGTTATCAAGGTAGTACTTAGTAACTGCATCCTGTGCATTTGTTGGGTCACCAAGACCTGTAATCTTATTAGTTCCCATAGCAATAGCACCAGACATAGTGCCACCAGTCACTGGCAACTTAGTAGCCAGTGAGTTAGTAACGGTAGTTGAGAACGCTGCATCATTACCTAGAGCAGAAGCCAACTCGTTAAGAGTGTCAAGTGCGCCAGGGGCTGCTGCAATTAAGTCTGTAATTTCTGTTTGAACGTAGGCAGTTGTAGCAATTTGTGTTGTATTAGTGTTTGCCGCTGCCGTTGGAGCAGTAGGTACACCAGTCAACGCTGGGCTTGCCAGTGGAGCATATGTGCTTGATGCTGTGGCTGTAGCCAACTTAGCATCTAATTGAGTCTGGATAGCAGAAGTAACTCCGTCAAGATATCCAAGTTCTGTTGCAGATACTGTAGATGATGGAGCAATCTTTGTCCAAGCAATAGCAGCAGACGCATTAACGTCAGCGTCTACAATGCTATTAGTTAAATTAGTTTTGCTGTAAGCAATCTGAGCAGATGAATTAACATCAGCATTAACAATAGCCCCAGTACCAATTACGGTTGTAAGGCTTACATTGCCAGTTCCATCAAATGTAACTCCGCTTGCTTCTACATCTCCAGTTAGTTGGAATGTGCGAGCAGTTGCCAAGGCTGTAGCCGTAGCAGCATTACCTGTTGTAGAGCCAGAAGAACCAGTTACGTTACCTGTAACGTTACCTGTAAATGTTCCTGCAATAGTTCCAGTACCAGTAATAGTTGGGCTAGCAATTGTTGGGCTAGTTCCAAATACTGCTGCACCAGAACCAGTCTCATCTGTTAAAGCGGCAGCAAGATTGGCACTTGACGGGGTTCCAAGGAATGTAGCAATACCAGTTCCAAGAGCAGTAATACCAGTTCCACCGTTGGCTACTGGAAGAGTTCCAGTTACACCTGTTGTTAGAGGTAGTCCAGTTGCATTGGTGAGTACACCAGAGGCTGGAGTGCCAAGTGCTGGAGTTACAAGAGTAGGGGATGTAGCAAATACTAGGGAGCCAGAACCAGTCTCATCGGAGATTAGCGTCTTAAGTTCTAAAGAGGTAGTTGTTGCGTGCTGAGCAAGTGTTCCATTGATATGGTCATTGGCTTCTTGGTAATCTCTACCGATAGCCATATGACGAACTACTGCACCAGCAGAGTGAGCCACGCCAGTGCCAGGTGTTGGTCCATCAATACCTCGGGCAATAGTTAATGAGTTACCACTTGCATAGACCGTAACATCTACAATCTCTTCAAGGGCAGTATCTGGGTCAATAACAACTGTATATGTTGTTGTGCCAGTTACTGTCTTTCCGCCCATAACAGCAGAACCAGAAATGACGTTCATAGTTGTTGCTGTTGATGTTATAGGTGCAGATAGTGTAGTCTGCTGCGCTCTGGATGAATATTTTCTGGCTGTCATTGCTGGTCCTTATCGACGGGAGTAGTGGACTTTAGGTGGATAATTTTGTTGCTGTGCTTTTGTCTCTTCGCTAAGGCGTTGGCTATAAAGAGCATAAAGTTGTTTAGTTGCACTCTGACTAGCACCGAACGGACGCTTAGAGTCTGTTTCATCTGCCTGTGGGCTAACCTGAGAGGCACGTGCTGGGTCAAGGAATGATAGCAAACGGTAGGCTGCTCCCAGAACTACTACATCCCGTGTAGACTCTGGTAGACCAGTTAGTGTTGTATATACTTGCGCCCCAGTAAGGGCAATGGTTGATAGTTCGGCAAAGGGGCTAGGGTCTGTTGCGTAAACAACCTTGACCGTGCGACCTGAGATAGGCGCTTCACCTAGAGTAATTGTTTGAACCTGTTCAGTTGTATAACCAAATGCTGCTGCGTTAGCAGATGAGTCAAAGTCCCAACGACGAATTGGAACCCATTCTTTGCTAGGACCAATACTCTGCCAACTAATTGTTAAGATGTTTTTAATATCTAGATTAGAAAATGCATATGTGGATATTGCGGCGTTGAAAGTAAATGTTGTTGACTTTACGGCAAAGATGTTTGCCCCAAGAGAACGGATGGTGTCGTTAATCGCACGCTTGACCGTAAAACGTGGGAACGTAGGGGAGATAGTTACCTTTGCGTCAGCAGCGTGGGTTGCCGCAGTTGTACCTAGGTATCCGCGTCCATAAGGTGCAATCGTTGCCGTATTGGATATGCGGTCAAATGAATCAACCCAGAGCAATTCTTCGTCAACCTCAAGGATACCCTTACCAACTGAGTCAGTAGACCCAAGTGAAAGAGTAGTTGGTGATGCACTAGAACTGGTCGTAGTTGATACGGCTGTCTTAAGATAAGTGCTACGGTCTTGCTGGAATGTATATCCTGCAAGATTGATAAGCACTTCATCAATCATATTGGCTAAAGTTGTCACGCGTCTATGCTCCTTAAGGCTGCAGGGGCTGCAAGCCCAGTAGTACTAGCGAGTTCATTGCACACTCCATCGATGTCTTTAAACTTATCACGTGTGCGTGCTGCAGATACCTTAATATTTAAGGCGCCTACGGTTGCAAGTCCAGTTGTTCCAGCCCAGGCATTAGCGGCGCCCTGTTCATCAAGTCCAGTAGTTCCTGCCAGCCTATTAAGTTCTGCCGTTAGACTACTTCCTGCTATGCCTAGTGCCATAGTTAACCTTTCTTAGCGTTTTGGTAAAATTAAATTTGACTTCTCTTTAGGCTTATTGCCACCAAAGAATGCCTTATAGTAATGCTCATCAAATGAGAATCGTTTCATATGTGGTACTACCGCACCTGTGTGACAATAGACTGGAACGTCGGCCTTACCAACTAGTGCGAAGAAGTAGATATCTTCACCCATAAATGTCTTGCCTGTTCCAATTTCATTGAAGATGGCAACATCGTTGCCAACTGCTTCAATAATCTTGTCAATTACACTCTTGTGCATAAGAACAAATCCCATACCCGCTGCCTCAACTTTGATAAGTTTATTCTCTGGCATTGGGTGAACTCTCTTGATGCCGACTACACCATCTTCTGCTTCCGCAAAGTTAAAGATGGTTGGCATTGGAATCATTAAAGGTTCTTCTGGCGTATCTGTTGTAAAATAAACTCCAGTTACGACAGGGCGCTCTATGGCGTCCTTGTTGTCCCACAAGAGTCTGAACTTCTCTGGGCTAATAACAACATCTGAGTCAACCCATAGGAGCCACTCAGAGGTGTTGTTTTCATACCAGTAACGAATTATCTTTTCGCGCTGCCTTGCAATCTGGTTGCCTTGACTTCTTAGTGTGGTGGTAAATTTGACGTCAGATTTAAGCATAACGTCCGTAACGCCTTGCATAAACTTGCCGTCAACCATACCGTTGTCACACCAAGCGATTGATACTGTTTCTTGTTCCATTGTCCCCACCTTTTCTGATTACTTCTTTTTTGGTGCCTTGTATGGTCCTGGTGAATATGATGTTGATGCTTTCTTTGGCTTTGGTGAGGCTGCTTTCTTAAATCGAGTCTCTCCATACATACGCTTTACGCCAGTCGCAAACTCTTCTCCAAGCATTTGTACGCCACCTTCACGCATAGTTGCGTATTTTGGATTGTTTGGCATCATTCTTGATTGCTGACCATAAGCCTGAATTTGCTTAAGAGCCTTAGTCATTCCAATCTTCTTGATGTAATCAATAGTTGCTTGACTTACCTTTATTGGCTTTGATTTTCCAGGGGCGGTTGACCTATTTCCCTTTGCGTTTGGATTTGTGTATCCTGATGCTGATGCCATTGTAGTACCTTTCGTTATATTTATGGGTTGTTTTTTGTTTCTATCTTTGTTAACCTACTCGCGCACTGCCTCTGCCGCCTGATTCTGGCCTTGGCCCTGGTGAGTTCTTTGCCTTGTATAGGTTGTTCTGGAAGCGTGTCTCACCATAAAGACGACGAACTGCCTCTATATACTGCTTGTTACCTGATATATTCTTTACTTTTGGATTAGAATAGTCATCAAGCATACCAAGGGCTCTCTTCATGCCCATACCCTTGACCATATCAATTGTGTCTTGCGATACCTTGATGTTCTTGTTCCACTTGCTCTTATCAATTTTTGCCATTTTACCACTTTACCTTATCTGCCCAATATGCGGCACTCATTTTACCCTTGGATATATTACTTGCGTGTCTTGCTTTAAAAGACTTGCGTCGTGCTGCATATGCTGCAGACTCTCCAGTCTTCTTTGGAGAACCGCTTACGCCCTGTTGGCCAAAGCGAATGGTTTTAACTTGGTCCCCAACTTTAGCCACAACTACGTGTGACTTTTTTGGATGAGTTGGTGTGCGCTTAGGCTTGTTAAAGCCTGACACTCCCGCTCGCTTTAGTCGTGGGTCCATCATTTACTTATCTAAATGTCCTACGCTACGCATCATTTTCTTTAATTCTTCTATTTGAGCAGGAGTAAATGCTTTTCCACCAGAGCCCACGTTTCTTTTAGCGGGAGGAGTAATTGCCTTGTTAAATTTGCCTGCATTTTTAGCCGCAACGCGAGCATCGCTTGCCTTTTTAGCAGCCTTGCCAGCGGCGCCAGCCTTAGCCTTAGCAGCAGCACTCATAGGTGCTGGCATGTACTTAGTCGATGCCTTTGGATTGTACTTTGGAACTCCTGGACCTGTTTCATCATAACCTGGACCAGGATACTTTCCATTTGCCTTTTTCTTAGTTGCCATTTTATTTACCCTTTGCTTTCTTTTTGATTTGCTTATTAGTTTTATCGTCATAACGGCGACCTTGAAGCAATGCGCCTAACATTTGTCCGAATTGTTCGTCTTCTATTTTCTTAGCATCGTTTGCCATACCCTGGTAGTATTCGCGTCCCTTACCATTGTTAGCCATTTCGTTTGGCGGGTAAGTGCTTCCCTTGGAAGAGTTTGCCGAAGTTTTACCAAAAGCCTTGCTATACTGCTTGGCTTCCTTGATAAGATTTTCTAAATAGTTTGCCATAATTACATACCCTTCTTACGTACCATTGTAGACTTCTTTGCTACGCGCTTGGCAACCTTCTTCATTGGAGCCTTGGCTCCTGGCTTGCCCATACCGTAACCTGCTTGTCCAACCTTCTTGCCACAGCCACATTTAATACACATTATACTTGTCCAATCTCTTTCATTACTTCGGCGGTTTTTTTGGTAATCTGGTGTGCCTTAGGCATTTTCTCTGAGTTATACGCTTTGCCTAAAGTTTCGGATGCTTTATGTGCTGCTTCCACGTGGGCCATAGTTGTACCACTTGGTTGGATACCTTGCGCTCTGGCATTTTTATATGCTTTTAGTTCGCTAGTCCACTTCTTGTCTGGGATGTCCCTGGCGGCATCTCCAGTATTAAGTTGTAACCCTTTTGCCTTACATCCAAAACATTCCCAAGGACCGCCACACTTGGTGTGGTCTACACTATCAAAAGTATCTGATATGAATGGCTCAACTGATGTATCTTCACAATTAGTACACCCATAGAGTGCTACTGTAGATTTTACATCTCCATCTATTAACTTGTACTCCCAAGAAACAACCTTGGTGATATGGTCGCAATTACTGTGCTGTAAAGTTTGCTTCCGTGACATCTACGCCCCCTGCAATTAGTGCTGCCTTTGTTGCATCATTTACCGTATGGTTGTAACCACCTCGGTAGACTTCTTGGTAATCAAGTAGGTCCTCATCTACCGCATAACGAGTTTGGTAGTACTGACCTTCACTCTTGACAATCGTAATCCCCTTACGCAAATTGGCAAAGTAAAACAGTCTATGTCCTCCAGATGGACCTTCTAGTACATATGGAGTTGTGAACGTCCAGTTTGCCATATTGCTCCTTCCAATGGATTTACTGTCAAGCAGGGAGATTGCTCCCCCTGCTCAACCGTCAACCAATTAAGCGATTGATGAACCTGATTCGATTCGGTATAGTGCTTCTTCGCGGTAGCGAGCAAAGCCGAGTACGCCGTACCAACCCATTGGGCGGTGACGCATCAACTTGTCCACGACTGGTCCGATGACTACGTGTGGCTCTTCAGCAACTGCTTCTGCAAGCGCTTGCTGTCCAGCAATGATTGTGCGGTAGTTACGAGCAGATGATGCTCCGTCTGTAGCGTTGTATAGACGTGGTGACTCTACGAAGTATGCACCTTCGTATGTACCGATTTCTCCCGCCCAGATGCGGTCCTGTGAAGAACCGTACTGATTTGGAAGAAGCCATCCTGCTGAACCTGTCTCAGCACGAAGGTCGTGTGAAACTTCTGGGTGGAGACCAGCCCAGTAGAGTGAGCCCTTGCGAGCAACTGCCTTGCCTGCACGCAACTTCGCAACAGCCTTACGGATGTTAGCAGAAGAGAGTGTTGCAGCAGCAGTAATTGTTGCTGTTGATGTTGCAGTTGAACCTGAGTAGATTACGTTTGTTCCAGCACGCAATGTTGCCATTGCGACTGAGTCAATTGAATCTGCAAGGTTGAATGCAATGATGTTAGCAATTGCTGGGTCTACATCAGCAAGGCTGAAGAGTTCCAAAGCACGTGTTACAAGAACAGAGTTACCGTACTCGTTAAGAGTAATAGTAACTGATGTTGGTGTAGACATTGCTACTGCATCTGGGTCTGTTGTTTCTGTAAGAGCAGTTGTTGCTGCTGATAGGTCAACGTAGCGCTGTAGCACTACTGTTGAACCTGGG